CGTATTCAGCCGAACGGTTATACCACACAACGTCCTCTTCCATTTCCTCTGGATTGTGCTTAGTGCCATCTAAGAAAATAATCTTAGCTTTTATCTGACCTTCATAACCCTTAATCTTGCTAACCTTGTCTATATTGTTAGGCGCAGGCTTTGTTTCACAACTACACGCATAATTGCGTTTCTGTAATTCTTCTTGCACCTGTTGTGCGTAGAGAAGTCCACCTGCGTTCTTCTCGAACGTAACATCACGGATGCCATACTTCATAATCATATCGCATACACCTGGAACGGTTACTTTGACTCCACTTGAATTGAAATACCAATCCACGATGTAAATATCGTTCGTATCGTCATTCTGTAAGCCTATAGGCATTGATACACTATCGCCACCACCTAAAGCCACATCGCATACAACAACAAAGTTGTATTTGTGTTCAGGAGGCAGAATGCCATTAAACCACCGTAGTTCCTCTTTAGGAAATAACAAGCCTTCACGAACGTAAGGTGCTTGTTGATACTTAGCCATCCACTCAGCTTCGTTACCTGCTCGTACAAGTCTATCCTTCATTTCGAGGTAGTATTCAGTTGAAAAGCCCTTGCACTCATACTGAAAGTTGCTCTCGTTATTTTCATTCAGCGCAGGAATCTTTCGGAAAACATATCTGTCATCGTCCTTGTACATTTCCTCAAGTCGCATTAATGGATCAAGTACATTCCACAACGTACCAATCATAAGGATTTTTGCGCCATCGTTAGTTCTATCAAACATTTTATTCAGCATTTCCGAAAACGTGTCATTCATTCGTTTTGGCGAAAGTGCGTGTGTTCTGTCTCGCACAAGGTCATCAACGCACAGATAGCCGAAATCCCTGTCTCCACCTGATATATCAACCGCACCTGTCCACGTTCCGTCTATACCTCGACAAGTGATTGTAGGGAAATCTCCCTTTTGCATAAAGCTGATTGTGAACTCGTCAGCCGATTTATCCTCAATGAATTTCTGATCCGTATTGATAGTTTGGTATAGTTCCTGAAAGCAATACTCGTCAGTTGTGAATATATCCATAATCTCTTTGTAAAAATGCCTAGCGAGTATTCCAGAATGTGTACCCATAGCGTTATGTGATAAAGGTCTGCGAATTATATGCCAACTTAGGAAAAACAAAATCACACTCGATTTTCCAACCCTGGCAGGCATTGACAAGCCATAAAACTTTTGTGTAGGGCTATCCTCAAACTTTTGCAGGTCATCAACAATCGTTCGCAAGGTACACATACGTGGTTCGTAAAACCTTTTCTCGTAAGGTCTCTTATGCTCCATATAGAGCAGATAACTCTCGAAAAACCAATATGCCTCGACCTTTAGCATCTTCCAATAGAGTTCTCGCCATAACTTAGCGTGTTTTTCATCTACCGTGACTTCTTTAAGTGCGATCTCCTTCACATAGTCGCTATAGTATTTATAATCCCACTTGTTTTCCTCGTCCTTGACAAATCCCCATTGACACATAAACGCAAGGTCATCGAATAGCTGATAGTCAATGCCACCTGCTCTTAATCTCTCAATTATGCTGTTAATAGTTTTCTGATTCTCAGCAAGCATAAAAAAATAGTGCCTCCATACAAAAAAATGAAGCACCATCTTGCTTGTTATGTGTCCACCATATCGGACACACCTATAATTAAAACGCTATGTAGTTATCTCGCAACAACTTTTTTCTTGACCTCTGCAACGGTTATGCCATTCGCAGACTTTCGGATTTCCACGTCACACCCTTTATGAAGTGCTTTCGCTATTACCTCCGCTTTTGCTATTAATGTCAATTTTATATTTTCTTCCGTCATAAGGTTTCCCCTCGATATAATCAAATCCACATATAGGGCAGAATCGTATTTTGCTGAATGTTCGTGTCTGTTTCTCAATAACTCGCTCGTGATTGTCATTGACGTAGTTGTTGATGATAACGCCCTGTCTCATAACCGCACGTTTGACGTGTGCTTTTCGGTTATATTTGTCTCGCCTATCTTCCATCAGCCATCGCTCATACTGTAACGTCAGGCAAAAATCACAATGCACGTTTATTAAAAAGTCTTTAGTCCGTCTGTTGATGTTCGAACCGTTCATCCTCCACCTCGATACATAACACCGCTAGTGCCACTTCCAAGCAATCTAGCCTTGCAATTTCATTTACGCACCTTCCGTTGTCATTATGCCGACAAAACTGAAAGTTGCATCCATCACTCTTTAGGTCAATACTTACATCCATATCGCACCTCGTATGTGCTGTGGCAGGATTTGCACCTGCATTTTTCAAGATGATTTAATCTCGAATGCTCCCTAATTGCGCACAGCAGCCAGCTCAACAAAAATAATTTACTCAGAAAGGAGTCACGTTTGGCAAAACGTATCGCCTAGCGAGGTCTTTGACACCTCTTTAATCAGCGACTACACGCTACTAGGCTTTGAAAGGACTCTTAACAAAAAAGAGTTAAGAAGTATGAATATGGGGGCTACAGGGGTGTAGCAATTAGTTATGCCAGGATTCGCACCTGTTTACTTGCTCTTACTAGCAACATAACTCTTAAAGCCATCTATCATTCCTTCGGCTAGATTTATTATCGCTTGACTCTGTCTCTCTTTGTACTCGATTAAATCTTCGGACTTACTATACATCGCCAATAGCATTATTAAGCCTAAGAAACTGTTTAAGGCTATTATTATTAACAAAATCGTATTTACCACGCTCGTTCTCTCCTGATTATTCCTTTGCACTTAGCACAGATATAAACTTTGTACGCCATATCTGTTTTTGTTCTCACATTCACGATCACTTTATGACTCAAGCACCGAGGACAACTATGTACTTGAAACTTCGTGTAATATTCTTTCTCCGTGTACTCTCTCTCAATCATATCCGTATCGTGACCGCCTTAATTATTGCATCTACCGCAGCACATATATCGAATGTGTGCATCAACAGGTCATTTGGATCACCTTCCTGATACTCAAACCCTATCGCCTCTCTCAGACAATTAACGAGTCGCTGACGTACCATTCGTTCATCACCATTCACCCATATACCGTTATGCTCTATATCAACTCCGTGCTTCATAGTGTCATAATTTACATACACTACCCACTTGCTACCGTTTATCAAAATCTCAAACTTTCCCATATTGCCCCTTTTTTATTTTTGAAATTTTTTCAACACTCCCTAATTCGCACACCATCTGCGTTTAAATATCCTCGCAACTTCTCGCCACCTGGCATAATAACGTCATACATCACATTCACAGGATAGTCAAGTCGCTCAACTAGGTGTATTATTCGCTTGCTCTCAACACGAGTGATATAATTATCGCCGCTAGTCTCAACAACATTCTCCACTCGCTTAATCTCTCCTCGACTCAACTCGATTGTCCTTGATATTTTTACCATATTGCCAACTCAACTCTTATCTCTATCTCATTGTCACTACGCCATATATGTTATTGACACTACTCTATATTCGCTAAAGAGGTTTTTATATATTATATATATTATTCCCCTATTCTTTATTTGATTGATAGGGTATTCGTATATATTATTTACGTTGTATTCCCCCTTCGCTCTCTACATAGCCCTTTTTCTTTCGTGGTTGGTTTCGCGGCTAACCCCGCGCCAAATAGTGCTTTCTGTAGTGTTGCCCCGCCCCTCTTTTTCTCCAGGTGCTGCCGCTTTTTAACTCCGTCAAATTGCACAATGTCAATATGTCACACTTCGTTTACACGTCCACAGGATCAGAAACGGACACAGGCAGCGGAGACACGGACACAGGCTTTTGCGTATTGTTTAGCATTTTTCTGCGCTCTGATGGTAATATGAACACGCTGTTATTGTTTATCGTTTGGGCGTTGTTTTTATTCCATTCCAGACCTGTTTCGCGGTCATTATTCGCAACAGCTAGCGCACCGACTGGAGTCTGATTTAATAAATTTATATGACTCATTTTGTGATATTCTTGTATATTATTAAGTATTTGCACCCTTGCGGGGTTTCGCTCTCCATCGTTCAACCAACTCAACAAAGTATTCGGAGCGACTCCGATCATCAGACCGAATTGCATCAAGCCTATTGATTTATTAAAAAATAAAGCTATGTCAATATAAATATTAGCTAAATGATTTAATAATATTATATCGTTATAATCAAACCTTGAGTTTTGATCGTTACACAAATTTATATCACAGGCAAATATATTGTTATATATATATTTAAGACAATGTGTTATTTCATTGTGTGTTATCTTTCGCCTGCTGTCAGGTGTTGAAACGTCAAAACCATATAGCTCGAAATATTGTTTCATAGTCTCGTGAATAATATTTTCTATGTTGTCAATATTTATTTTTATATTATCAGGAACAACACCAGGCATTATATTTCACTCCGTTATATTGATATATTAGTTATATATATAAGCGATGTATTTTGTTTTGTTTCGCTTGTTTGCATTTAATTATATAAATATATACAGGCTCTTGTGCTTGTTGCTTATTTCGTAACACGGAGGCGGCAGAACGTCAAGACATACTATCCCAAATAAATACTATTTATTTATACCAATTTAGTATATTTATGCTAAAAATTAACATTTTCGTAACATTTCGCGCTTGTTTCCTGCTGATCTGATCGCACAAAAAAACCCCCTGAAATCATCCAGGGGGCGAACCGCTGCCGCTTGTTATTTCGTTGTTGTCTGATCGTCTGGAACATACTCCAAAATTTGTCCAGGTTGTTTCTTTAACAGCTTGCAAATATTATCGAGTGAGACAATACCAGGAACGCCGCCGCCCCTTATTTTCTGCAATGCTCCTTCAGATAATAGCTTTTCTTGTCTGATCCTGTTTGTATTATATCCCTTATTTTTCAATTCTGATATAACGTCAATTTTAAATTTTATCATTAAAAATCACCCCTTTATATTTATTAAATCATATTATCACATTTAAAACGATGTAGCAAGTTACATCAGAAATTGTGCAATTTATACAACATAATTGATGTAATTATTACATTTAAAGCGGTGCAATTATGCACATTTAACAAACATCAAAAATGATGTAAAAAAGGTGTTGCAATTACATTCTTTATGATGTAATATAGAGTCAACAAAGATAAATAACACGTTGACACAGTACAGATTTTAAGGCGAAGGCTGACAAAGCAGCGAAGCCGCTAACACGCTTTAAGGTCTCGGAAAAGTCACAGGACACCAACAAAAAAAATAATAATAAAAGAAAGGTTTAAAAGGTGGACGTTATGAGAATAACAAAGTCTGATCTAAATGATCTCGTTGAGTACCTCAACAAAATTTTAAAAACTACAGAAGGAAACCGCTTCCAGGTTGGCTACGCTTACGGACAGCCAAGGCTCGAAAGAGAAAACGGGGCAGGCGTTGACGATGTAAGCCCACGAGGAACAGCAAGAGAAGTTTATAACTACATAGACGCATTAACACTGGGCGTTGAAATAGCACAGGGCAGAAAGTAGAAGCCCCACACCTTGCGCAGAGGATGACAAGCGGAGCGATACCGCCGCAAGGTTTCACCAATAAAAAAATATTATAGAAAGGTTAAAATGGTGGTTATTATGGAAACAACAAGAACACAGGAAGAAATCAGAAAGAACATTATAACATACTTCGAAAACAACGAAGAGGAGTATAACGAAGTCATTGAAGAGCTTGACGGATATAACGGAATTTTAGGGGATGACCGTTATTATAATATGGACGAGTTTGACGAACTCCACACAGGTTTAACACCGATGGAAGTGTTAGAGCGTACTTTCTACGGTGGAGACGATGACACCAGAGATAAAAACGGAACTCGCGGCGAGTTCAACCCAAATAGAAATTACTTTTATTATAACGGTTACGGAAATCTCTGCAGCACAGATTACAAAGACTACACAGACCACCTTGACGAGTATTTTCTTGACGATCTAATTGAACACGCCGCACAGCTTTATTATATACCCGACGAAGTTCAAGACCTAATTGACGAACTCGAAGAAATCGAAGAGGACTAAAAACAGGAGGTCGGAACAATGGCACAAGCTACACAATTATATTATGAGTTTATAGACCTTGATTATATGGACTACCAGGACACGAAAGACAGCGACATTTTATTTATACAATCATTGATTGATTGTTACGGAGTAACAGACGCAAGGCAGATTTTAAAAAATTATTTTGAATAAACGGAGGGCGAAACAATGAGAAAAATAAATAAAAGTGTTTTTAGAATAGATTATCAGATGGACAAAGCAGCAGAATATTTTAATAATTTACTTTTCGAAAAAGGTATGACAGCAACAGCAGCAAAAGAAGAAACACGAAAAAAATACGGTTTTTATACAGTCCACGTTGTAGCAACTACACAGGAAAATGCACTCCGAAAGTTCGAGCGCGAATTTTTGGACGAAGTAAACAACAACGGACTCACATGGATGACAATAGACACAATAATTTGTGGTGCGACATTTTAAAAAGGGGGCGAGGAAATGACAACAATTTTAATAATAATATTAGTTTGTTGGATGCTTTACAAGGTCGGGGCGGTCGGTTGTTTCCTGAATGCTTGCAAGATGCAGGAAGAGGAAACAGGCGAAACGCTAGAAACCTACTACACCGCCCCACCGATCACGGAGCGCGAACAACTCGAAAGACAAGCCGCTGTTATAGTCGCGGCGATGGGAGAAGATTCCCGAACCGTTGTATATATGAGTGAGGGCTTGTTAAGGGCATTAATAAACGACTATACACAAGCGAACAAATAAAAACAGCCCTTGCAGAGGATGACACAAAAAAATGTGTTGTGGTTCGTTACCACACAGGGGCAAACCCAAAAATAATAATATAAAAATGAAAGGCAGGGCGTAAATTATGACATTTTATCAGATTATTAAAGCAGGTAAAAAATTAACAGTTGACACAAAAGGCACAGGCTACACGCCAACGACATTTTTTTATAAAAACGGTAAAATCTGGCTAAAAAATAGAGAGTTGGGAACATTTCCACACCCAACTTTTAACGGTCAAACATTCAACAGCCATATAACTGAAATGTTAAAAGAAGGCTTGAACATAATCACAGAATAAAAAGGGGGCTTTTATTATGAATAAATACAAGCTATACAACCGCGAACAAGGTTACAAATGTGCGGTAAGTCTCGAAGAAATTAACTTTTTGTTTGGGTATCAGGCTGACACCATCGAAGAGGCGGCGGAGCAACTTTTGAACGATTCAACAGGCTATTATATTAAGTTTTGAGGGGGTTATATTATGGGCTTTATTATAAAGGATTTACAAAAATTGACTCTTGAGATGTTCGAGGGATTCGGCACAGATAAGGAAGAGGAGACAGCGCAAAGGCTAGAAGCTGCGGAACGTGAAAACGATCTCATATTTTGGCATTATATGGAACTATTAAAAAATGGCACTTATGACGTTATACAAACAACAGACAATAACACAACATATACTTATACAAGAAGCGCACAGGCAGCGGACACCATACAAAGAACGGTATTTATAAAAGACAGCCAGGGGGATTTGTTGCCGCTCTCCCATTCTGATATAACAACAAACAAGAACAACACCCCACTATATGACCTTTACACAGCGGGACAATATAAAACTATTACATACTAAGGGCGGCAGCATAACCGCCCTTTTACATCATCCAACAAAACAGGCTTTTAAAAGGCTTTATTTTGAATTTTGTTCAATAGTGGCATTATTTACCATTAAAGGAATTTAAACGCAAAATAAAGGCAATTACGCAAACGAGACAACAGAAAACGGAGCAAAGAAGGAAGGACAAGGAAGGAAATGGAGACACAAAGAAACCACACCAGGACAACAGGCGCACAGGATCACAGGACAACACCACAACAGGCAACACAGAGCAAAACGGACGTGTCAGAAGGCTTTTATAGGCGATTAGAGACTTTAAGGGGTAAATATACGCTTTTAACCACAAAACGCAAATATAAAGCCGCTAGGCACTCCAAACAGGCATATAACAACCGCCTAACCATCCAGGCAAGACACCAAAAAGAACACGCCCGCGAACTATTCAGAATTATAAAAGTATCAAAATTCTGTCATAAAATGGTAATATTCCGATTTTCGAAAAGTCGCTGATGTGTGTGTCGTGTCGAAATTTTCGAGAATCTCGAAAAAATAACAGGGGGACTTTTATATATAGCCGAAAAAATTTTTTAAAAATAAAAAAATTGTAATATCTCAGGTGTGTGTGTCGGATCGGAATTATGTACCTGACACAGAAAAATAACAGGGAGGGATTTGTAATGCAAAAAGAAAAAATCACAAGAACAAAGGCGCAAGAGTACGCCATAATAAATTACATTCAGGGCAAAGGTTTCGACAATATATCACAGTTTGCACAGGCTGTCGGAATGGAAAGACAAAATGTCTGGGCGAGAATCAAGGGCAGGACTGATCCTGATATACGGATGCTGATGCGATGGGCTTACATCCTGAATGCAGACATTGACGAACTAATAGCACTCTTCTATCCGTATGAATGGCAAGAATACACAAATAGAAAGGAAAAATCACTATGAGAAAAGGACATACGCTTTATGAAAAGCATTATAACTACATGATGTCAGTTATACCAAGATTAATCGAAGCTGAAAAGACCGTTGATGAAATCAAACATTCAAAGGAATGGAAAACAGCATTTCAATATTTCCAGACTCTATATAACAGGGGCGCGCTACTTGAAAGACCTACTCAGAAAAATGGTTATAAGATTATACCTGGAAACAATATAGTTAAGCTAGCTGATATTGAAGATATACTAACTAAGGAGCAACTAGCAGCAATTCAGGAAAGAATGTTAAATAAACGCTGATAGGTGTGTGTGTCATATCAGATAATCACACCACTTAGAAATATTAACAGGGGAACAATTAGAAAGGCAGGGATTTAATTATGAAATATTGTTATTGTAGAGTATCAACAGTTGAACAGAACCTCGACAGACAGCTTGAGGCTATGAAGAAATACGATATACCGAAGGAAAACTACTTCGTTGAGAAGGCATCAGCAAAGGACACGAATCGCCCAGAATTGCAGAAACTTCTTTCAATCGTTAAGGAAGGTGACACAATTCACATTCACGATTTCAGCAGACTTTCAAGAAGTACAAGCGATCTATTAAAGATTGTTGAACGTCTGACCGAACAGGGAGTACACCTAGTTTCAAACAAAGAGAATCTGGACACCTCGACTCCAACAGGAAAGCTAATGCTAACAATGATAGGTGCTATCTACGAGTTTGAAAGGGCTAGCACTTTGGAGCGTGCTAAGGAAGGAATAATGATTGCTAAACAGCACGGAGCATTTAACAAGAAGGACATTGACCGTGACCTTGCTATCAAACTGAAAGCTGATGTTGAAAAAGGTCTGATCTCAGTTAAGGATGCAGCAAAGCAACTCGGATTTTCAAGACAGTATTGGTATCGTTACGTTAAGAAAATCAGCTAAGGGGTGTGTGTCATTTATAAAAATCTCCCACGTTGGAATAATCTGACAGGGGGATTTTTTAATATAACCGAAAATAATTATTCACCTGGCATCGTGTCTATTGCTCTATATAACTAATTGCGTATGCAATATATTAACAGGCACTTCCTCAGGGCTACTACAATATATTTTCAGTAGGTGTCAATCACAGGCACGTTGAAAAACGCGCTTCTGTTATCTATATACTCTATATATATCTAATATATCTTATATATCTATAATATCTTATATCTTATTATCTTAATATCTAATATATCTTATATATCTAAGAGCCTATAGAATCACTATAGGTGTCCTACCGTTTGCCTATAGGCAACCTATAGGGGAACAAGTTAATTCTTCTTGTTCAACAGGTTATTCTTTTTAGTCTCCCACGATTGATAAGCTGCATCGATACCGCTACTCTTTATCTGTCTAAACAATAGACTTTCCGTCTTGTGCATTTTGAAATATGTCTCATTGTCACGATCAGAATGATAAAGAATAGAATTTACTAGCAACAAACCTATTTCGTGAAAGAAGTCTTGTCCGTCCTCTTGATATATGTCTATGATTTCCTGAACGTCATCAGTATTCTTCATATCTCCGTATGAGTCATAGAAAATATCAACAGGCATTTTAAACCATCTAGGTTTATCGGTCTTTCCGTCAACATTATAGAACATAAACCCTTTCCTCCTTATTCTGTTATCAATGTGCGTACAAAAAATGCAAGCCCCAAACAATTCTCGGCTTGCAATCAGAAACTTTATGTCTTATAATGTCAAGTGACATTGATATATGTTTCTGAACAATGTTCGAGATTGTCCAGGAATCTGAGTCAGGCACTCCGCAAGTGTGTCTGGCTCTTTTTTTATGTTTTTGCACATAATTATTGTATCATTTAAGGAACACTCTTTCAACCTCGGATGTGTGTGTCTCGGACATAAAAAATGTTCCTCTGACAATTCTGACAGGGGAACAATCCATATATACTTTTCTTTTACCGTTCTCGTTTGCTAATTCGCCCCAAAAATCGATTGTAAACGGTTTAGTGGGTAAATATAAGGGTAAGCACTCTAATTCGAAATTCGTTCTCAAAATGCTTAAAGAATAAAAAGGCAAAAAAATAACTATGAGATAACTACCATCCTGCTTTCCTCTCATAGTTTTGATTAAATTGGTGATTAATCGATTTGTGTTAATCACCCTAAATTGTCGGAAACCCTTTATTTTACTAGGGTTTTACGTTTGCGGGAGATGGGACTTGAAAAAACAAGCATTCTCTCAACCCTTACAAATAGGGCGATTCCGCATCAATTTATTTGATTAATGATGATTAAAGATTAAGAAATAGCCATCGATAAGGTATCTAACGCCTCTTGTTTGGACTTGTTATTGAACAGATAGTATTGTTTTGATGTCTTGATGTCCGTGTGTCCAACCTGGTCTATTATCAGACTTTCAGGAACATTCGCATTGATTAACGTTGTGATGTAAGTCTTGCGGCATTTGTGCATCGACCTCGGCTTTATCTTTAAAGTGTTACACGCTCGTTCAAGTTTCCTTGTAAAACTCTGACCGATGCAACGTGTTCCGTTAATTTCGAATAGATATTCGCCATTCGGATTCCGTTTCAAGATTTCAGCAATCAATCGTTCTGCCTCGTCATCAATCAACACATATCTGTTGCCCTTATCTGTTTTGGCATTTTCTTTTACTTCACGAATGTACTCGCCCTTTTCTACACGATGTCTTGTTTCGGTCTTGCATATTCGTAACAAGTGATCTGAAACATCTTCTTTTCGCAAGCTGCACAACTCTCCAACTCGAAGCCCTGTTCGCATCGCCAGGACTATTCCGAAACTAATAACATTCGGCTTGTTGTTTAGGATGTATTCTCTTAGCATTTCGACTTCCTGCTCCGTGAATACGTTATCCTCTGCCATTTGCGTTTTATGTTCGAATATCTTACTTGATAACCTTAACTCCGTGAAAAAAGTTCTTATCGGTAATTCGCTATATTTATGTTTATAAGCAAAACCCCAAACTCCGATTATAATAGTCCGAAGTCCACCATAGGCTTTACTCGTTAGGTTATGTAATGATATTTGGTCTTTGATAAATAGTTCTAACTCTAGTTCCTTGACCGCCTTTATCTTCTTGTATTTCAGTTTAGTATCATCAAAGAACCTGTGATAGTCAGCAACATATCTATCTCTGGTTGATTCACTTATCTCGCCATAGTGCATTTTATCTTCAATCCAACGATTAAAAATCTCATTCACACTCGGCTCGTCAATGTAATGCTCGATTATTACGTCCTCAACCTCTTCGAGCGTTTTCTTACAAATCTGCCTCCTTTTCCCATTTTCTAGGGGGATGTATGTGTACCACATCCCATTTGTTTTCCCTTGCCATATTCGACAGGGGTGTTTTTCTAAGATTTCTTTCCGCTTTGCCATTTCATAGCTTTGCAGGATGGTAGTTCTGTCTATAATACCATTTGTACACATATAATTCAACAGTTCTGCGTCTGATATTAAGTTGTCCAAAACCACCACCCCCTTTCGCTTAGTTATGCTCTATTTACTCATTTGTCAGTAGGTAAGTCCTTGATTTAGGCTCTAATATATCTCTCTTTGTGCCCTTCTTATAAGGCTTGATAAATACTGTCTTTCCGTCTTGGTAATGTCTTATATGTCCTCTGACACCCCAACATTCGCACCGACTTTTGATTGATGATTTATTCGGATGTATTGACACATACTTAACTATGTCATTCAGCAGGAAACATTCTCTAGGCTTATACTCATAATTTTCTCGTTCTTTTCTTGTGACCTGTGGCGAAACCTTTATGATCCTTTCCCTTGATTTCTGCGATATGTATATAAAGATTTTCATAACTATATTATGGACAAGTTCGAAAGTTTCTTTTTGTTTCCATTCGCTAAGTGGCGCACTCCAAACGTGACCTTCAAAATCCCATCCATCATTTTTCTCACCCCTTTTGTAAGTGAACATATAGGCATCGCTTGTAAATCTGCCACCCTTTAGGAATTTATAACTATCTAGTTCAATGAGAATAGGATCATAGTCACCCTTTCTTGCTTCTACCTTACAAACAAAAGTCTGAAAAGGGAAAAACGCTTTATCCACCAATTCAGCAACATTTGGTTTGTTAAACTTATTCCACATCATTATCGCTTTCAATTCGTTGTGGCTGATAACTACTGTGTCTATTTCCTTCGAAATTTCAGCAATCGACATATAATCACCCCTTTAAATAAAACCTATTGTCGTTCCTACCTTTTCCCAAACCTTGACACCATTTACCTTATGGTTTCCATAGCGATAAACCTCGCCTCTGGTGTAATCATCGTGTATAACCATAACAACACTCGGATAGCGCATAAGTATTTCAGCTAGTGTATAATACTCTTCATTTTCAGGAAACAGCGTTTTGACATCGATACTGTGTATTTCTTGTTCATAGCCAAAATCGTCCACTCCGTCAATTTCTCGGCAGATTATATATAAGAATCCATCATAGAAAACCACATTTCCATCGGCTATCTCTTTGCTCCGATTTAATAAATCTAACATTCTTCATCCTCCGTAATCTCAACTTTCCTGTAGGGTGTCCAATTACCACGTTCTTTTGAATGTGTAATTGATGATGAAACTGTATTAGAAGTTTTACCCACAATTTCAGCTAGTTCCTTGCAACTATCGGCTATCGCTACAGGTAGTTCGTATTCATCGTGTGTTACCTTCATCCAAACGATCATTTACACTCTCCTTCAATCTCTGAACCGCTGTGAAACACTCCGTTGCTGAATCTGTGTTGAATGATGACAGCCAATTTATTATTCTGACCTTATCTCTTTTTTCCATTAGCGAAAGCAATTCCTTGTATTCGTATATGGTGATTGCACCGTCAAAACGCAACTTAGATAATTTCGCTCTTAGGCTTTTTTTATGCAGCCTGATATACGCTTCGCCTATTTCGTCAGCAAGTTTCTTTCTCATTCTGTACTCCCCTTATCTGATTCTATTATTGTTGGTGCATTTTTTACCGCCCAATAATAAACCAATCTTGCATATTTCTTGCATTTATCGGTTTCACTTACTGATACTGGATATTTCTTTTCTATATCATCAAGCACCTTGTCCCCATCAATCAATCTTCCGTGTTTCGGAAGTGGTGTGCCGTGCTTTATTATCAACATATCAAAACCACATTGATTGTCGGGTATTGCTTTTATTGCATTGTAATATTCTTTAGGTATTTTTATTACTATCTGCATCAGCATTTACCTCCACAACTGTATTTGTTATCTTACGTGCCTGTTCCTCAATGAAGTCTATCTCTTTTTCATCAAATGATGTGTAAATAAATGACACCTTTACCCCATACCCACTTGATGAGGTTGGAGTCAATCTCTCAACTGTGTTTACTACAATCATCAGCGTTTACCTCCTATCAATCGGAATAGGGTAGCCATCTGGTAAAGCATTTATCAGATTTGATAATGCTGTTAATCCAACCTTTTGTGCTGATACAAAGGCATTATTTTGGCAAGTGTTTAATTCCTGCATCTGACTACTTATGCTTTCCTGTATTTCACTTCTAAATATTGGTGTGAGTGGTTTATATTCATTCATCAGCACTCTCCTCCTCATATTCTCTTCCAAACATTTCATAAGCGTGTAATAATCCACCTAAGTACCCTCTGTCATTCTCTGTATATCTAGCATTTTCTCCATACTCATTTTCAGATTCAATTAAATCATTATGCGCTCTTGTAATTTCATCTTTTAATTCATCAAGAATTGCTCCATACTTCTGCAACTCTCGCAACCACTCCGCAAGCTGTCTAAACTCATTTGTATTTCTACCCTCAAAAGCATCACTTGCGATTAAGTCTAATTTCATTATTTCTTCTTCAAGTGTTATCATCAGCGTTTACCTCACTATTTACCTTTCCAAATATAGTGCCGAGGTCATCAATCGTATATCCATTATCTGCAAGGATTTTCCCAACTTTTCCAAATATGGCTCGGTACTTTTTCAACTCCTTTAGCCACTCTGCAAGCTGTTTGTGATAATCAGACATATGATAATCTTCCATAGCTTGGATTTGTTTCTCCGTACTCATTTTCATAGATAACTGATTTCCCAAACTTTTGTATGTCATAGCTTTTTCTTCTTGTCTC